CGTTTTCTTAACCGGCTTCTTAACGCGCTTTCTTGTTGCCATTAGCCCCCACCTTCTTCGATAGGGCTAATTCTAACTGAGACTCCATTTTATCAAGGCGCGACACAATGGGGATATTTTCTAATTTGATAATGTAGCGCAAACCGGCAATAAGTAAGCCAATCGACCCAAGAACCGAAGCGATGGTGGCAGCTAAATCACTCGCCGGCATCGTCTTCTTCGATTTCTGTTATGTCGATAATATTGTCGTTGGGTTTTGTCGGATCATATCCACCAAGTCCGTAGGTAATAATTCTTGTCATTAGGACACTCTCAACATAACTAACGGCGCAGATGAACTTCGAGAGACAGTTCCGGCCGTTGCGAAACTACCAGAAACGCCTGTTTCCACATAACAGGTAGAAGTAATTCCTAAAGTCGAGTTATATGGAGCTAACGTTGGCACAATAACACTATTAGTAGAAATATATGAATTTGTTGTGGCAACACCTTGCGTTGCTACTGCAAAATAATAAAAACCGCTGTTTATTGTTTGATTTATTGTAATATTATAGACAGTATTATTTGTAGTCGCCGTAACCTGACCTGCATCTAAAACGACCGTAGTTGGTAATCCACCAGAACAATTGTAAATTCCGAGTCGCATTGTTGACGAACCAGAAAAAGTGCTAGCAGTTTTAACTGCAATGCGATTAAAAGTTGTTGAACCAGTTAGATAAAAAGGTAAATAAAAACAAGAATTATTGGTTGAAAAAGTTCTAGTAGCTGCATCTTGAACAATTGCTCCATACCATTCACCGGAAACAAAACCCATATTTTCAATTAAACCGGCAGCACCTTGAGGACCAGTCGCCCCAGTAGCCCCAGTAGCGCCAGTAGCCCCAGTAGCGCCTGCCGGACCTTGTGGGCCAGTAGCACCAGTAGCGCCTGCCGGACCTTGTGGGCCAGTAGCGCCAGTTTCGCCTTGTGGACCGGTCGCACCTGCCGGACCTTGTGGACCAGCAACTCCCGTTTTACCGCGAGGACCAGGATAAAGATTTGCAGAGTTGATCGTTAATCGACCCATTATTTTATTCTTCCATAACGCTCGTAATTAGGGTTAAGCCAGTTAATAATGCTAGGCAAGACTGATACTAGAGCCGCATTTGCAATCGCATCGACATCCCAACCCACCGCGAGATAAGTTGCTAAGGCGGTTGCTAGAAACGTCTTGGCCCAACTTTCCGCCATCTTCTTTAGGTCGCTCATTATTGTCTCCTTCAAGGTTAAACCAGCTTGAGTCATTGTCTCCCAAAGTTGTAAAGCTAATGTGAAAGTGCGAGCGGTGAGGGTTAGCGCCTTTGTATTTGCGGCGCTTCCATCCCAATATCGGACTCATAATCTTTCCGTCGTAAATAATGTATTTAATGCGCTTATCGCCGCGCTTGGCACACTTACGAATCTTTTCCACTAGCGCATAAGTTTCCTCAGGGTGCGCATTGAGATTGGCGTCTATATCTAAAGCTCTAACGATTCCGTTTCTTGGAATATGGTCAGAAGTGCCTTTGGCAACGTGACGAGCATCAGCCACCCAACCATCAGACTTACGGTCGCGATCAGGATAATCATCATCTATTTGCTCGCGAAGCTGCACTCCGGCTTTGCATAACTTAGCCAAGACCCAAAGCCTTTAAATCGTCAGTTGTCAAGCCTAGAGCATTTAGCTTTTCTTCAGCCTTCTTCTTGGCAGCAGCTAAATTTGCTTCTTCTTCGGCTTTCCAAGCATCATATTCAGCAAAACCATTTTGATATTCTTCTTTTGTGAATGGCTCACATTCTAAGAATGTAATATCTTCGTAGGTTTCACCAGTCTGAACATATCCGCCATTTGGTCTTAAATAACTTAATACTTCGTAAGACTTAGCCATATTACGCTCCTATTTCGATCAAAGTGATAATGCTCGGCGCGCTATCGTGCTGGGCTATTACCGAACCGCCAAGAGAAGTTGTTTGTGATCGGGCTTGTGTTTTGTATGTTGTCGCTGAGGTTGTAGCTGGAGAATCTAAGTAATCGTAACTCCAGACGCCAGTTAATTGCTTGGCGGCTGAATTGCTCGTTATATTTAGATAAACTGTGTCGTAACCATTACCAGCGCCATTAAAAATGGAAGTTGATCCTCTAACGATACGCACTTGTCCTCCCAAAGATGCATCGCTAGTTGTTTTGGCGGATAAATTTTGATTGACTATTACTAAGATTTTGCTGGTAGTTGCAGAAGGCGTAATTGTCGCACTTAAGGTAGTGTCGGTAAAAGTTGTGCTCGCGATTGTCGTTGCTGTTGTTGAGGTAGCTTGAACAACTTGCAAAACTTTACCGCCACCGGCAGGTGTCGCCCATTTAACCTTATATGGAGAAACAGTTGTATCCGCGGTTAAAACTTGTCCGGTTGTGCCAATTGGAAGGTTGTCATAAGTCCCAGAACCAGTTCCAAGAACAATATCTCCAGCTGCAGTTATGGCGGTTGCCATATCGTTCGTCAAAGTTACCGCGCCACTTGTGCCACCACCAGTCAGACCTGTTCCAGCAGTAACGGCTGTAATGTCACCTTGATCATTAGTGATCCAAATAAAATCCATATCCGTATTGGAATTTTTACTTAAAATCTGGCCGCTTGTTCCACCTTTAAGGTCAACCAACGAGGTATCTATTGCGTTGCCCAAAGTGCGCATTGCGAGTGCGCCGTCTTTTACGAGGTCTGTGTCGTCTGGGGTTTCCCAGCCGAAGTTGGTTGTTGTTGCCATTAGCTAATGACTCCTATCGCGTCTTGCCATTCTAAGGTATTGAGCACACTATTCCAGCTTTCCGCCGCGTTGACCTGTTGCCATTGCTGGGTTATTGCCGAAAATTCGATGGGGGAAGCGTTGAGCGTAATAGCTAGGCCATTAAAAGAAGCCCTAAATGTCCAGCCTTCGACATAACCGCTAAATTCCCCACCAAGCATCTGGGGTGGCAGGTTGACGATTTTAACTGGTTGGCCCATAAAGATATTCAACAGAGCATCTCTATCTGCGTCGTCGATTTCGGGGGATTCTAACGGGAAAGTTATAGATTGGAATAGGTAACGGGGATAAGCTCTTAATTGAATTAGCTTATCTCCCATTGCTTCAATATCAGCTGTATTTTTAAGATAACTGTTAAATTGCTCAGCATAAAGGCCATAAGTCAATTGTGAGTCAGTATCTTCGGCGATATATTGAGAATTGAAATTATTTCCGTAGTCAATAATAATTTTATTGGCGATGTCGCCCTGCCGTTGAACAATACCGATACCGGATGCGATTGCGTGAGCGGCATCCAATTCGGTATATCCATTTGCCGTAAGGTAATCTTGTCGATGACTTGCGTCAGCATAGTTAATATTGCCGTTAGCACCTTCATACAAATATCCTAAAGCTGATGAAGCAATTTCGTTAGCTATACCAGAAATCACCCGATCAGTAATTTGGCGACTTGCCATCGTATAATCCCCAGCGTCAATTTGACCGAATCCGATATTTCCCGTCGTCGCCCAAGTTTCTGTTGCAGGTTCGTAAGTTGCCCAAGTTTCGGCCGGTGGAAGTTCATTCCAATAAGTTAACAATAAATCATCAAGTAAATCGCTTATTTGTGCGCCATCAAGGCCTTCGGCTAAATTGCCATCAAAGGTAGCTCTTTGGAGTCGGATTAACGCTCCCGTTGCAGTAATGTTTATCGTTGTTACTGTAGCGTTTGAACCGGCACTTGTAACAATTTGTCTAAGATCTGAAATACGACCGCCAAAAAGGGGAACGTAATCGCCGTTAGAATCTTGAACTTCAATGGTAATCGCGGTGTTAACTGCAAAAGTGTAAACTGTATTATTTGTGTTTATTAGTTGCAACGAACAATAACCAGCCGGAGTAGGCGAGTTTATATCTGTCCTGCCAGAGGTGATACTTAGATTGGCAAGAGTTACGCCAGTTACGGTATCTCCATTAGCTCTAACTCTCCAGATTGGAATCCAAGAGGTCATAAAATTTGCGCGCTAGTTCTCAAATCGCCAGCTCCGGTAGTGCCGCGATTAGTTGAGTTATTAAGAGCTAAGACGACAGCTCGAGTGAATCCTTCTTCGTCGATTGCGCTGGGTGCGTTAACATTGATAATTACGTTTCCTTGTTCTTCGCCGCGTCTAATCGCTGAAGGATCAAAACCTTTAGAAATAGGTTTATTTGCCGCTGCGGATTCCAAGAAAACGGCGTAATCGGGCATACTAATTTTATCTGGCGTTTTTGATGCAGTTGCACCACTTCCGCTTGGAACTCCAGAAGTGCTAGGTTTCGGAATTGTTGGAACTGATGGCGTTTTGGGTGTGGTTGATGAACCACCGCCAAAAGACGGAGCGGAGATTTTAGGAATATCTGGAACTCCAGGAAGGCGGCCCAAAGTATTGTTATAAACGCTTATAAGGGCGTTTATGCCGTCGATACCAATTTGTATCGCTGCTTTTACGGCATCTACGACTTTACCGATGACAGTTAAAGTCGCTCCTACAACTTTCCCAACAAAACCCAAAGCATCACCCAAGCCGTTGATTAATACAGGAATTACAAAATTCTTAACAAAGTTATAGAGAGTTTCAAAGGCGTCTCGATTGTTCTTTATTGCGCTTGTTATAGGTTCTAAAGCTCGATCCTTAAATTCTGTAAATTTTGGAATAACTGTGTTAATAAAGAAATTTAATAAATTCTGTAAAGTTGGTAGCAACGCAGCGCCGACTGATTCTTTTGCTTCATCAAAAGCCACCTGCAATCTTTTAATTTGACCCTCGAAGGTATTGGCTTGAGTTGCCGCAGCGCCGCCGAATGTGTTGGCGAGTTGCTTAACAGTTCCCTCTAAGCCAAGAGTTTTAATTTCTGCCGCAGATAAACCAATTCCTAGACGACCAAGCGAAGCGGTATTTCCCTCATATGCTTTACCAAGTGCATTAGCTACTGTTTCAACGTCTTTTCCAGTTGCCGCAGATACGTCAAGGGCGAGGTTTAATAATTCTTGAGATTTCTCTACTGATCCTGTGGCTACCGCTAAGCGTTGGAGTGCTGGGCGTAGCTTGTCATCAGCGACTCCGGTGGCCAATGAGGTTTTGAGTATTTGATCCTCGACAGCTTTAATTTGTTTGTCGGTCGCGTCGGTTACATTTTGCAGCGCTAATGCTAAACGCTTTTGAGCCGCTTCATCTTCAATAGCAGCCTTGACGCCTTCAATCGCTAACTTGCCAGCATAGGCAGCAGCAGCGGCAGCAGCCGCAGCAAAAGCGGCAGCAGCGACTTTGCCAAACTTCTCTAACTTGCCGCCAAAGCCTTCAACTTCTTTCGAGCCTACGTCGAGCTTTTTCTTGAGATCATCTACGTCAGCAAGGATGGATAACTTAAGCGTTCTACTTCCAGCCATTAATCATCCCACTTTCCAATAATTTTGCTAAAGGCTTCTTCCCACTTACGAATCAGTTCAGGCTGAATTTTGCGAAGTGCTGGATAGATGAAATAGCCAGAATTTCCTCGACCCTTACGGGGAGTGCGTCGTGGGAACTGACGATAACGATTAGATCCGAATTCGTAACCTGCCCAGAGGTCTTTAGTTGATCCTCCACCAGAGAAACGCTGAGACGCGAATCCGTAAGAGAGCTCGCCAATCTTCGAGGTTTTGGAAACTTTAACGCCACTTGTAATGCGATCGACAACGGCTTGTCCAAAGGTTCGAGTGATTCCGTAGGCTTGCACTTCTTTGGCTGCGTATTGAGCCAGCGCAAAACTTTCGCGTTTAGCCGCATCAACAGCTTCATCATCCATCGCTTTGAAGGCGGTAATGATTGACCTAAGTTGGCGCTTGTCATAGGAAATCGGCTCATCTGCCATTACCTTTGCGCTCCTTCAGTATCTCAATCGCCGTTAATACTTGGTCGATGTCAGTCCATTCGCTCATTGGAATTCCGGTTGCTATTGCGATCTCAACTATGAGTCGGTTTATGCTTCCGGATTCGAAGCTTTTGGGCTTTCATCTCCTATCGTCATTTCCTCAACCGATAACTCCCAAATCTCTTGAGACTTAGTCGGCTTTCCTGCCGCTTCGCGTTTGTAAGCAAAGTAGGCTAAGTCAAGGAAGTCCGCTTGCTGGTATGCTGAAATATCCTTCATCGAATAAATCGACTTGCCAGTTTTGCGTTCCCATTTCGCCCACTCAGGGAGTCCAGCGTTATAGGTGACTTCCTCGCCGTTCGTGTATTTAATTGTGATGCTTAACTTCATAGCTCCCGATCTCCCTCTTAACTAAATGTCTCTGTTACTTCGCCCTTTG